GCAGCGGCTGCCGGCACCTTTGAGGTGGTCTACATCGAAGGCACTGCCGTGGGCAGCATTGTGCGCGGCAGATTCCAGTAAGACGAAAGGAGAATAACCTATGCCCGGTATTATTTTTTCTGAAAACTCCTGCCTGAATGATCCCGTATTCGGCGCCTGTCAGGCTCCCATCCAAATGTTCATCGAGCAGTACGGTGAGCAGTGCGACAAGGAGAGCATGCTGCCCCACCTGTTCAAGATGGGCACCAGTGAAAACTACGGTGACTACCTGACCGAGATGACCGCCATGAACGGCTTTGAGCCCGTGGGTGAGAACGGCGCTTATCCTGAGGACAACATGCAGGAAGGCTTCGGCAAGCTGCTGCGCTACGTCACCTGGAAGGACAGCTTCGCTATCTCCCAGGATATGGTGGAGGACAGCAAGCTGATGGATATGACCGACCGCCCCTTGCAGTTCATGAGCGCCTATAACCGTACCCGTGAGCGGTTCGGTGCTGCGCTCTTCGGCGGTGCCATCGCCGGTCAGAAGACAATCAAGTTCGGCAAGCAGGTCTTCGACTGCTCCAGCGCCGACGGTCTGGCACTGTTCAGCTCCCAGCATCCTGCCAAGATCAAGGGCGAAAAGCAGAGCAACGCCTACTCCAACGAGTTCTCTCTGGACGCTCTGGATCGCGCGGAGGCAGCAATGCACCTGTATCGGGGTGACAATAACGAGATTCTGAGTGTTGCCCCCGATACCATCGTGATTCCCGAAAATCCAACGCTGAAGCGGGAAGTCTTCGCCGCCGTTGGCTCCGACATCGACCCCGTGGGCAGCTCCCATGCATTCAACCATCAGGTTGGTCGGTGGAACATCGTCATCTGGCCCTACCTGAACGAGTTCGTTTCCAAGGGCACGAATCCCTGGATCCTGATGGACAGCAAGTTCAACGAGCTCTACGGCGGCGCCATTTGGAACGACCGCATCAAGCTGACCATCAAGTCCATCATTGACACCCAGACCGATGCCAACAAGTGGTTGGGCAGAGCCCGCTTCAATGCCACCTTCAAGAGCTGGCGAGCATTTTGCGTTGGCGGTATTGCCAGCGGTACGGATCTGACTACCCTGAAGCTGTAAGTACATAAGCCAAAAGAGGGCATGGGCGCTTGCCTGTGCCCTTTTTCGCAGAAAGGAGGAACCCTTATGGCGAAGATCCGGGACGTGATCGAACGGGTGGACGGCTTGAAACCCAACGCCTTTACCGATCAGCAGAAGGTCAGATGGCTGGCACTGCTGGAAGGAAAAATCGCTGCGGATGTATTCCTGATGGACATCGGGGAGATATCCCAGTTCGAATACAAATACCCCGACTGCATGGATAACGAGCTGATGGTATCGTATCCCCATGACGATCTGTACGAATACTGGCTGATGGCCCAGATCGACATGGCAAACGGGGAATACGACCGGTACAACAACACCATGGCGATGTACAATGCGACGCTGGATGCCTTCACCGCCTGGTTTGCCCAGACCTACGACCCGGCTCAGGGCTACATGAGGGGAGAATGATATGAGCTATTACGGAAATAACCCTCCCTACTATATCTCCGCCTACGGCATGGCCCGGAAGATGGGCTTCGAGGGTACGGTGGAAGAATGGCTGGACTCCCTGACGGCCTTCTACATGGCGAAGAAGGCGGGCTTTACCGGCACCAGTGAGGAATGGGTGCGCAAACTGGTTGACCCGCTTCCGGATATCACCATCGGCCAGGTGACCACTCTGGAGGGCGGCAGCATGGCCACGGTGGAGATCACCGGCTCCAAGGAAAAACCGGTACTGAACTTCGGCATCCCCAGAGGCGTGGGCATGGCGGATGCCCTGACGCTGGTGGGCGGCACCATGAAGGGCGTCATCAACATGGATAATTTCGGCATCACCAATCTTCCGGCACCGGTAAACACCGGGGACGCGGTGAGAAAGGACTATGCCGACAAGATCCGGGAGGATGTAACCCAGGCGGCGACGGAAGCGAAGAATGCGGCGATTACTGCCAAGAATACCGCTGACGGTGCCGTATCGGCAGCGGGCAGTGCAGCAAGAGCAGCAGAGGCAGCACAGAAGACGGCGGACAGTAAGGCAACAAAGATGCTGTTCACGGTAGCGCTGACGGCGGCAAACTGGACGGGAGATGCTGCGCCCTACACTCAGACCGTGGCGGTGGCCGGGATCCTGGCGGAGGACGAGCCCCACTGGGATGTGGAGTTGACCAGGGATGCTGCCGGGAAGCTGGCGCTGCTGGAGGGCTACGGCTGTGTCAGTGAGCTGGAAACGGAGACGGACAGCGTGACCTTCACCTGCCTGGAGGAAAAGCCTGCGGTTGATCTGACCATCCGGATGGAGGTGATCCGCTGATGGGTAAGGGATTCAGGCACGGAGGCGGTGCAGGTGTCAATCCCCTGAACTATAAGGTCGTTGGCAATCCGCAGCCTGCTGCACCGAAAGGAAACACCATCTGGGTAAACACCGATACCACAATCACAGATCATGTATTCAGCATCGAAGAGCCGGAAATGGTGGAGGGCCGGATTTGGTTCGTATGTGCGACCTACAGCGTGGTCAGGTTCAATGCCCTGAGGAAGAACGCGGCAATGCTGTACCCCATCGGTGCGAATCAGTGTGTTGACGGGGCATGGGTTAATGTGGCGTTCCAGATCTGTCAGGACGGGGCATGGAAAGAGCCGCGCACTTACCTGTTCCGGGCGGGAGATCAGTGCACCGATCTGACCGGCGGCTGGAGCGGGATCGATTACAACGCGGAAACCCTCAGCCATTTCTCCAGCAAGGAAACGTCGGATAACGGCGGGGACGCCTGGACACGAACCCAAAAGACCATTGATCTGACACACTATAAGAGGCTCACCGCAATGCTGCAGGAGTACGGAGAAACATTCCTGCTGAGAGTCAGGGACACCTCCGGAAACGTGGCAGCATATGTGGAGGCAGCGGGAACCGGAGAGGTGCCGCTGGATATCTCGGAACTGAGCGGAGCGTATTCTGTGGAGCTGTATGCCAGCAGCTTTGAGCACGGCGGCTGGCTCACCATAAAATACACGGTCACTGAAGTCTGGCTTGAGTGAGAAAGGAGAGGTGCAAATGGTCTATGTTGACAGGAAGGATTATACATGCCACGTGACGGACGACGGCAGCCGGATTCCCGTAGAGACGGAATTCTTCGCGGGTAAGTGCCGGGAGTTCGTTGAGGGGCACAGGTGCGTCCCGGAGGGACACAGCTGGACGAACGGGGAAGGAAAAGTCTTCACAGGGCCCATGATCACACCCTGGAAGGACAGCCGGATCCTGCAGGCGGCGCAGCGGCAGTATGAGGAAAACGCCGGGACCATCACCGAAATGGAGACGGCGTTGAAAATACTCTTTGAGGGGGAAGAAGAATGAACTATGTAGAGCAGGCGAGAATCGCCCGGCCTGTGCTGGAAAAGAGCGTGCAGAGCCTGGGCAGGAGCGACGCCCGGAAGGTCAGAACGCTGCACCCTCACTGGGGGAGGCTGGTAAAGCAGGGCCAGGTGGACACGGAAGGCAAGACCGGCTTCCGGTTCTACTATGAGGGCGACGGGGAGCTGTATGAATGCACCAGGGGCAACCCTACGTTCCAGGCAGACTGGATCCCGGGGGTGGGCACGGCTGCCCTGTACGTCCGGGTGGATGAGGAGCATGCCGGTACGGTGGACGATCCCATCCCCGCTGACCGGGGGATGGTGTACACCTATGGGCTGTACTACAAGGATCCTGAGGACGGCCTGATTTATCGCTGCGCCAGAGCCGGGGCTGCGGATGGGGACACCATTACGCTGCAGTATCTGCCCCATGAGCTGACAGGGCAGTATTTTGAGGAGGCCTGATTATGGGGGAGTTGAATCCTATCTCCAGAGAGGAACTGTTCCTGGCAAAGGCTGCAGGAATGAATGTGGAAACGCCGAGACCCATTAGCAGAAAAGAACTGTTCTTGCAGAAAATTATCGATAATATGGGGAGCGGTGGAAATGGATCAGGCGGTAACTCTGGCGGGAATGTTGATAACATTACCCAGCACGGGCGTGTGATCGACCTGGTGAAATATGGTATTACCGCCGTGGATTATGAGCCGCCTTTTACCGCAGAAAATTATGAGGTCGCATACAATAACGGCGTTGGCATTCAGACAGCTATCAATGAGGCAAACGCGGCTGGGCTGACGGAAATCGTTCTTCCTGCTGGTAACTATCCACTCTGCTATCATG